TAGATGCATATGTGTATCATCTTAAACAGGGTGGTAACTTTAAAATTGTAGAAGCAGCACAGTTATACTACACAAAGAATGAATATCCTTATGGTGAAACTAGAACTTCTCTAGTTGGAGTTCTTACTGAAGCACTCGCAACATTTACTTATGCTAAGGATTTAGCAATACAGGCAATGAGAAATCAATTGCCATTTACAGATCCTAATGCATTAATTGATTCTGTTTCACCTGTATGTGCAGAGGTAGAAAGCACATTAAACACATATCATAGTATTATTAATACTATTCTAACAGAAGGTATGGGTCTTGTTGATAAGACAAAGCAAAATCCTAATAAGAGTGGTAATTGGACTCCTACATTAACATATTCTAATTACAATATTATAGGTGATTCTTTAATTCCTTTCCAGGAGTGTAATACTGTTGCTTCTGCTATTAGTTCCTTATATGATAATTTGGATGATGTTATTAATTTAAAATCTGTAACTAGAACATTACCAGATTATATTGATGGAGAAACAAAAGAATTTGAATTATATTGGGATGACAATACTGCTGTAGATAGTGAAAAGGATGAGAATTTATTCTTATCATTAAATGCTGTATTACAGAGACCTAAGTTTACTGAGGATTATCCAGGAGAGGATTCTTACTTTATTGATAGAACTGTAATTCCTAACGTAATTAAATTTGATGTAGCTCCTATATGGGATCAAGATTTAGGTGCTAAGACTATTGGTGAACCAACTGCTGTAGAAAAAGTTGTTGGTATTGGTGTTGGTAATTATAAGAGACTTACTATTGATTATAACTTAGTTGATGGTGTAAAGAATGGTCCATTCTTAATTTTAGATGTAGAAGATTATACAGTACAAAGTATTGAAGCAGAAGATGCTTTATACGTATTCTTAGATGGTGTCTTACAAAGAAAAGGATACTCATATACTGTATCTGGTCCAAATATTTTCTTCAATGTTCCTATTACAAAGGAAATGAAAATTGATATGAGATATCTCTATGGAAGAGATGTTGGACAGGTTATCAATTTCTATGATTATAATCCAGATACTTATTTTGCTACTGGTACTCTTGTAATTGATTCAACAGCTTCAATGTGGAATACATTCTCAAGATATACTTGGATGGGTGATAAAATTGGTAATGATATTCAAGCATGGCAAGTAAAACCAGATGGAACTCTTAATACTATTGGTAAAGTAACGAATTTCTATAATTCTGGAACACAAGTTACATTTGATGTTCCTCAAGCACAAAATGCTTTTATTTTAGATAACACTGATATTATTTTTGGTGTAGCAAGATTCTATGATAGAAATATAACTCTTGATGCTTCAGATTATACAAATGCTACTTTAACTGTTTCTAAGGATGAAGTTGGTAGAAAAGTATTACGAGCTGATACTCAAATATGGGCAGGAACTGTTCTTGGCAAAACTTATAAGAATCCTTTCTTAAGTCTATCAACTGGAGATAAGGTTCGTGTAGAAGGTGAAGATACTTTTAGGAAAATTAAACAACTTCCTGAAACTCCTACCAGTAAAGACAATAGAGATGGTGAGCAATTAACTAATGAGATATTTGGTACAGTCTCAGTTGAGTCTTATACTGGAATTACTAGAGGTGAAGGTCTTTCTGTGATTGCTACTGTTGAAGGTGGAAGTGTTACAAAGTTAACTTGGAATCAACGTAGTTATGAACCACTTACACAACCAACTGCATATCAGTATTTTACTCCACCAGTTCTTATATTTGAACCTAAGAATGGAGATGGTGGTGGTGCTAGTGCAAATGTACTAGTCAGTAAAGGTCAAGTTATTAGTGTTGATCTAATTGATGGTGGTTCTGGTTATACAGAAGCTCCAAAAGTTATAGTATCAAGAAGATTTGATGTTTTATCTGAGAGAGGAGTTGGAGTATCATTAATCAATTTAAGAATTAATCCACTTGTACAAACATCTGGAATGACTGCAACATCAACTGTTAGTGTTCTTGGTAATAGATTGGTTGATGCGTTCTCTTTCTCTTCTATAGATCTTATTAGTCCAGCAGATACTGATCGTGAAATTGAGGCAGAAATTCAAACTGGTAAACCTAATATAATTTCTGGTTCTTCTGATGGAACTATGCCAGTTGATGATGTGGCACAACCTCCATCTGAAGGTGCTCATATTGTTTACATTGAACCAGAACCTGTTGAGATTGAGGGACAAGGTGGAGCATTAAATATCCAAGATAACGTAACTGTTGTTTCTGCAGAACTTCAAGATATTGTTGTTGTTAACTCTATTTCTACTGTTTCTAGGGTAATCACAGCAACTCAACAGATTGAGATTCCTAATAATGCAATTAGTAATATCAATTACTTTGAAAATGCTGCATATCTTGATGTTGACTTCAATATTGGTAATACTATTGCTTATATTTCTGATACATCTAAGTTTTATGGAACAGGTCTCTTATTAGTTGGAGATGAAGTTGTAAGTTATGCTAGAAAGCTTTCTGATAGATTTACCAATATTATTAGAGGAAGAAGAGGAACTACAGAAAAAGATTGGGTTGCTGGTACATTCTTGAGACAGATTCCAGAACTTGTATCTGTTGCTCCTGTTGGTGTTGTTACTATTGAATCTGAAAGCGATGTTACTATGGTCAATGCATCAGTAACACCTGGTCAAGGAATTTCTAGACAAAGACAGATTCAAATTAAGTCTCCTCCAGAGTTCTCTGTTACAAGAGAGGCAACAGAGGTTGTAATTACACCACCACCTGGCGGTGTAGTTGATGGATATGCTGAAACTGCTTTCTTAACTGATCCTATAGCAACTAGATCTGGAAATACTACTGGTGGGCATGATGGTGAGGTTGATATTATTGATGTTGCTGATAGATATTATGTAACTCAACGAGATTCAACAGAAATTCTCGTTACAAACGCTCGTTTTGCCGCCTTGGAATATATTGGTAAATATACCACTACAAATGCTGGTCATAGAATCGGTCATTTTGATGGTATATTTGATGATGGTGCGGCAAATGTTTCTGGTATGACACTTTTAGAAGTGTCTACATATTATTCCGCACTTACTATAAGAGACTTTACTGACAGAAGGAATTCCAGCTACACTCTTGCGGGTCCTATTCTCAATCTAGTACCACCATCCATCCAAAATCCCGTAGCAATTAGTTCTTCCTCATCACTAACGTCAGCAATTAATGTACAAGATACAACGTATTTCCCTGATGCGGGATATCTATTTACTAATCATGGTGGTGTCATTCAGTATACTGCAAAGACATCAACATCATTCACTGGATGTACCTTGTTTAGGGGATCAAGCATAGTTACTAATGGTACTCAGATGATTCCGTTTGCAATTACATAAATAAAGGTATATAAATAAACTCAGGCACAAACTATTACAACGTCGGATAAAGAAACACCATGGCTGCTATTATTTCTGATAAGTTTCGTATATTTAACGCGAAACAATTCTTAGAATCACTTACTGAGGGTCCTACGGACACCAGTACAGAAAGATCTAGGATGTACTTCTTTGTGGGTAGACCGCAACCATGGAGAGCATACTTAGAGATTTACTCAAAAAACGCCACATCATTTACTGTGGGAGATGAAGTTTACCACGGCACATATGGTCCAGGTGTATTCCGTGCTACGATTGCTGCTGTTTATGATGGTGCCCTCCTTCTTACCGACGTTTTTGGACCAGCTGGTGTAAATTCCGCTCCTCCTTTAGCAACTCCCCTTAAGTGCCGTACTGGTGCAGATGGTACTACTAATTCAGGATCCGACACAGGTGCTACTGCTAAGTCAGGTGTATATCGTTATGCAACTGAGGACGTTCCTCCTCTACCACTTGACAACCAATCCGAAAAAGTTGCTCTTTATGACGAACTAATCGCTGCTAAGCGTATTACTGATGCTTTCGCAAGAACTGTTATTCGTCGTTACAACTGGGATCTAGTTGCTAACCCTAAGTTTGATAGTTGGAAACCAGATTACTCTGCTACACCTGGTGGCGGTGGTCAAATTGGTAAAACAACCGCAACAGGTCAAACTAGTATTGCTGATGCTAAGTTCTATGTAATGAACTCTCAGTATGAAGTATTCAAGTGTCTTTACAATGGTGAAGATCCTTCTAACACAACTGGTCAAAACGCAACT